CCTCCCCCTTTAGAGACTGTCAGATTAACTTGAGAGCTAGCCTGTCTCTTTGTTTATTCTTAAACGTCAGGTAATTAGTGTTTTTTTTTTATTTTTTACCAAATAGCTTAACCGCCGATCTTACACCAAAACTAGCACTAACAATAACACCAAGAGTGTATTGATACCAAGTTGGCATTATTTCAAGGGCAGCAAAACCTTGTTCTACTATAATTCTTCCCCAGTCACCGAAAAAAGCTAAAATCAATGGGATAGAAAAAAGTATAGTTAGCCATTCATCTTTCCAACTATCTTTTGAGCCTTCTGCCATGACTCTTTCCCATTCAGCTTCCGAAGTTGCAGCAGATTTCATTATAGTAGCTTTAGCTTCAGCTTCAACTAGCTTTAAATTGGCAGCTGCAGCTTGTGCGCTTGCTTTACCTTTTAACCAACCCCCTGCTAACTCAGTAATTGGGCCTAATAATGCTTGTATCATCTACTCACCTCATATTCTACCTTTGAAGAAGAAGGTGTTGAAACAACTGTAGTTTTAGACTCTTTCCCCATCCAAATGCCGAAGCAACCTGTTAAGGCACCCATGCAAACAGAAACTAATCCGCTTTGTTGTACTGTTGGGTCTGGAAGTGCCATGTACCAATGAACTGCCTGATATGTCAGAACTGTTACTGCTAACATCATTAATCTAGGAATAACTTTCCAATCATCGATTATAGTATGTGCCATTTTGCTCACCTTAAATAAGTTCAAAGTGAGGCCCGTCTATAAATGGTCTACGTCCTTGTGAACGTCTAAGATCGATATAAGCCATCATAGCATCCTCCGAGGAACTAGGATAGTCTCGAATATCACCTTCTGACCAAGCGGCTCCCCACTTAATTGCCACCTCTAGCTCTTTTGCAGCTGCTTTCATAGCGTCACAAAGATCATCATAGACGTTGAGTTCCCAACATCCTTTACCATCTACATACGCCATAAGATCTACTGCACGACCTTCTAGGTGTTTTGATTTCATTGTCTGAGACTTTCCTGCGGCAACAAGTTTTTCTTGTTCTTCTACGGTACGCATACCATAAACTACTCCAAAGTCTACCTTAGTTAGTTCAATAGCTCGTTTTACAACGGCTACGAGACTATTATCAACACCCTCTAGCTTTCCTAGAGAGCGACTACTTAATTTATAACTCATAATTACTCCTTTAATGGTTCTTTGCTTCCACAAACTCTTTCATAAACCATGTCATCTGTGTAAGCCTCAGACCATCTATTTTCTGTAAATGTGCAGAAAGCCCAAAGAGAACTTATATCTGCATCTAATAAATCGATTGTTACTTCTTGTGCAAAAGTTTTTTCTTGTAAATGTTTTATATCATGAACTAACCCTGATATGTACCACACTAAAGCTACTAATTGCACAGCCATGGCAAACACTAATGCTACAGGTAGTTTTAAATCATTCATAAATTTATCCTATTCTGGTTTCGTAGGCCATACAAGATCATTTATGTCTACTGATAAATCAGCAGTTTCAGGCAAGTCACGAAGGGCAGCCCTATAGGACCGCCACTCCGTTTTTCCCTCATCAGACAGTGGACAATTAGGTAATTCAATCCAATCTGATTCTTTTAAAAGAGGTTTTCTTTCTGATCTTATTACGTTTAAGATTTCTTCTCTAGCAGCTTCTGATTTTTCTTCATCAGAAAAGTCTACTACGCTATTGTCTACTAATCTTGTCATTATATTATGCAAACCTAAAACTGCAACATTACCATCAGATAAAGCTGGTAATTCAGTTTCTGAAGTCACTTTAGCCATAACAAAATGACCTTCAGAATTATACATTGTATATTCTATCATATTGCTTTATCCTTTATGCTTCGATTGCAAGAGCAGTAATTCGCATAGTATTAATATTTGTTCTTCTACTATAAGTAGAATAAATTGTAAAAGTAAACGAACAACTTCCTGTAGAGCTTACTGTAGCAACACCGCTATGATAAATCCACTTTGGAGGACTATTACTACTTCCACTAACATTGTAGTTAGTACTACTAAGATTCCAAGCACTTACAGAAAAGTTGCCAGTAGAAGTAGCATAATAGCTACCCTGCCCTGTGTCTTGGCTACCTCCTGGACCTGTTATACCTAAAGAAGCGTTAATAACTATTTTTGATCCAGCAGGAAGACTAGAGAATGAAGCAGTAACAGAACCAGTAGTGTTGCCGCTATCGCCTACATGGGCTATCCCTGCACTAAGATCATAAGCAAGATCACTAAGTCCTGGAAGTCTGTCTATGTTTAATTGACCCGCATTAATTTGACTAGCGTTAACAACACCCGCATAAACATAGTTAGCAATAATACTATCTGCCTGAATACTAAATTTTACCCAAGAAGAACCATTATAACGATAAGTAAAATTATCGCTGGTATTATAAAAAATATCGCCATCTTTCAAAGGAAGGCTGTTTTGCCCTACTGAAGGCAAACTACCTCCTGTTTGCGAGCTATTTTTAGAATTATACCCATGATACGCAAAAGGATAAAGAAGGTTAGATACTTCTCCTGCAAAATTACTTTGACCACTCCCTGTAATAGTAGGTTTAATTCCCGTTGCACTAATATTAGTTACGGTAACTAAATCTGCATCAACAGTACCTGTTGTAATTCTATCACCGTCAATAACAGTATTAGCATCTGCTAACCTAGTATTAAGGTTTGTAAAGCTAACAATACCATCGAAGTTAATACTACGTGTTGGTGTAGTACCTGTTGAGGTAGTATTAGTAGCAGATGCAGTGGCATCTACAAAGCTAATATCACTAAAATAATAAGTAGTGGTGCTAGAAGCGTCAATAGTAGGCGCTGTTAAAGACCAACCAGAAGTTAGATTACTAATAGCTAAAGTAGACCAAGTAATAGTTGCACTAGGTGCGGAGGGTTGGCTTGTTGCACCACGATAAACTCTTACAGTAGAAAGCCTTGGGGCGTCAGCTCCTGCACTCCCGTTACTACCATTAGCACCATCAGCACCCGCAGCACCGTCACTTCCCACATACTTTACAAAAGTCTGTCCACTTACAGGTAGAGTTGGCTGAGATACGCTTTCATAAAAGGTAACGTATTCTCTACTTCCAACATTAAAGGACTGGCTAGCACCAGATGAGTTAGTTGCGTAAATAGGCCAGATAGCTTGGCCATTAGTACCATCAGAACCGTCATCACCTACAAATTTAACCCAAGTACCTGTTACAGAAGATACAGACGGTTTTGTTCCAGTCCATTCGTAATACAACACGTATTCTTGATTAGAGTAAGTAGCAGTCTTGTTTAATCCTGATGTATTATCCGCATAAACTACAAGCACACCTTCGCTAACACCATCATCACCGTCATCCCCATCTTGCCCTAAGATAGCAGGAGTTGACCATGTATTAGGAGTTGCTGAAGTAGTTCCAGGAAGCCCATCTACTGACGAGTTAGAGATATAAACTGGGCCAACTCCAATAGGAACTGAAGTAAACCATCCGCTTGGTGGAGTAAGCGTATCACTTACAAAGTTGTAAGAACCACCAGTGGGGGTATTTACAGGCGTAGAAGTTGATCTTTTAAATACAGAAATTTGTCTACTTAGTGTTACTGTTCTAGAAAGAAAATTTAACGTAATACCACTGTTAGCCGCTGTAACAGGTAGCGTTGGTTGTTCGTCTGGTTTATAATCAATTACCGCATAAAAAGGATAAGTAGTTTCACTTGCATTGTCATTATAAGTCTGATCACTAGCAGAATGGGAAGACTGATTACTATTTTTAGCATAAATGTAATCTTGGGTTAGTGGGCCTGTATAAGTTAAAGAATAAGGCCCAATTACAACCCTGTTAGATATTTGACCATTAGGTGATACTGTACGTACCGCCCAATGATATGTTCCTTGTGCCAAAGCGGTTACATCAAAGGTGTTTCCTGTTGTTGTACCGAGATCAAAAAAGGTTGCTTGATTATCATTAGAAGCTTGTATTATATAGTATAAAGTATCACTGCTAACAGCAGTCCAAGACAAATTACCCGAAGCAACACCGTTATATAACGCTGTAGTAGACCAAGTTAAATTTGTTGCTAAGTCTGGATCAAAGTTTATTGGGTTAGTTGCAGAAATCCCTGGAACATCATTATCGGCAACATTCCATGCATAACTATCAATGTCAATGTAAAATGCATTTATTTTTACGGAAAGATCTTCTGAAATTTCTGTAGAATTTACTCTGTATATAGCATCAACATCAGATAAAGGAAGCTCTATTTTTATAAAATCTCCTGGCTCTAAACCGATAGCCTCTTTATTTGCAACAAAACTTATTGCGTGATAAGTTCTAGATTGGCGACCAATTTGCTCTGCATGGGCAAGCGCATGATAAGGGTCAGTAACTCCAGTTAAACGAATGTCTGTAGACATTGGTTGATTATTATCTTGGCTTAATAAAGTATTATACAGAATTCTTCCTGCTGACGATTCTTGATCTGGCCAAGTTTTACTGTCTTCTTTAAAATCTTCATGTTCATTCATAAAAGTAACAGTAACAGAGTTAAATCTATCAGAGGCAGAAGACCATTGTAAATCAATAGTGTCCCTAATAACATTATCATTATTAAAAGTTTTAACCGACAAAGCTTCTAACTCAGTTTGATTACTAGGATATTCTAATTGTAGCTTGTACTTTCCATCAGAGGTCCATGTCATAACTGCAAGAGGCATTGTATTTAAAATAGCCTCAATATTATCTCTAACAGTTGCTTCAGAATCTAAAGAAATATTACATTCGTAAAGAGGAATATCTCTAGTGCCAAGAGACGCAGCTGAATAACTACCATTGGGATTTTCTTCCGTACCTGTTTGTGTAAAAGTATAAAAGTTTTCTGTATCTAATGCTTTATAGTATGTATCTTCGTTAGTTTCATCGCTAGTAACATCAGGGAAGTCACTTTGAGTATTATAAGCCTCAATCGGGTATTCACCATTAACGCTACCAGCAACGATACGCCCAGTCATTTTGGTAGTGTTACATTTTGATCCTGCATTATAAAAAGATTCAAGGTCTATCTCGGAGACATCAATGTTACGACCATGAGCACCAAGTAAATAATCAAGAAGGCACCATGCAGGATTATTAGAATAAATATAACCGCCAAGGCTATAGACCCCTGAGTTTTCTAAAACTGGCCTTACTTTTCTTCCTTTTACAAAAAAAGTTAAGTTAGGTATACCATTATAGTTGTAATCATTTCTATTTAAAAAGAAACCTGCAGTAACATGAGCAAGCCCTGTAAACTTATGGTTAGCCCCTAAAGAATTAGCTGAACCTAAAGGGGAGGTATTAGGTAACTGATTATTATAAGTATGTACTATATGTCTATGTTTTTTGTCTCTATTATAAACTGTATCATCAACAGAAAAACCTTGAACACCTTCAATTCCACCTTGACAAATCGCACCATCCATCATAAGTAAACTACTTTTACCAGTTGATCTACTTTGATTTAATGTTTTCTTTTTAGAAAACCATTCTGTACCACCAGTTCCTGGGCTAGCATAAGTATAAGAACTAGCTGTTTTGTGATTAGCTTCAATAAGACCTACTGCTTGTTTTCCGTAAACAATAGGTATATGGCTAGCTTCTCCTCTTTTATTAATGGCAAAGCCTTTTCGCTTATCTGCCTCTCTTTTCATTTTATTGTATTGAGAAATCTGATAAGCTGTTGAAACTGCAAAACTAAACCATTGTAAAGCTGTTTTACCTAAAAATGTTACCATTAGATTTTACCCCACTTTAACTTGATAACTGACTCTCCATAAATATTTGAAAAGCTTTCATCATCTTCGTCTTTTTGTTTAATTCCATTTTTAGAACTAATAAAAGGGATAACCATATCAAGATCCGACATTGGTGAAGTTCCCTCAAAAGTTACAAGCTTATTATCAAAGTTATTACTAATAGCAGGACTATCAACATACCCTTTATAAACCAACAAAACATCACTTGAATTAAGAACAGGCTCTCCACTAGAGTCAAAGAATCCAACTTTAACCGTTATGTCTTTACCAACAACATTTAGATCAATTTCACCTTTAAAAGTATCATTATCATCTTCGACGACAACGACTCTATAAGATTCTCTATCGACTACTGAAGAAAACTTAGGGGAATCTACTTCAAGAACTGCGCTATTAGCTGTATAATTATTTCCTGAACCTGTTGGGTATTCTACATTATAAGGTAAAGACGAAAGTCTATGATGTGTATCAAATTCTAAATCAATTAAAAAGAAAAAGTCAACTGTATCTTGATTAATTAAAGACTGGACTGTACTACTAAATGTTCTCATTACAATGCCTCGATAATATCTATTGTTCCAGCAGTGGCTAAAATACCATCATTAAAAGTTACACCTCTCATACTATCTATACTTCTAAAATATCTAATAGTAGCATTAGCAACAGTTGAGTAAGTTAAACCGCTAGGAGGTGTTGGGTAGAGGTTAGAAGTTGAGATACTAGAAGCATCTGCTTTTACCATATAGACTTTATTGTTGCTGCCTGTAACAAAGGCACCCTTGGGGTAAGATACCCCTGCTGAATTATTAACAGTAATTGAGTTGCCCATGTTGGCGTGGTTTGTACAGTAGTAATGTAGAGTAGAAGGGGCGCTATTATCTACAACAATAGTAGTATTGGCCCCCGATTGACCTTGAGTACCGTTT